TTACCGATTAATAGGAATCAAATTCGATGGCTAACACCCTCACCGGCCTTATCCCTGACCTGTACGAATCACTGGACGTTGTTTCACGTGAACTGGCAGGCTTTATCCCGTCCGTGACTCTGGATGCTTCCGCTGAGCGTGCTGCGCTTAACCAGGCTATCCGAATCCCGATCTCACCAGCCTCAGCGGCAGGAGATGTCGTACCAGGGCAGATTCCTCCAGATGACGGCGATCAGGCGATTGGTAACACGCCATTCACCATCTCCAAATCACGCATGGTGCCGTTCCGCTGGAGCGGTGAAGAGCAGAAAGGAATCAATAGTGGTCCAGGTTATAACAACATCCGCCGCGACCAGATTTCGCAGGCAATGCGTACTCTGGTTAACGAGATTGAAACTGATCTTGGCAAACTGGCTTACCTGTCTTCACGCGCATCTGGTACCGCTGGCACCACGCCATTCGCTACTAACCTGAGCGACACCGCACAGGCTCGTAAAATCCTGTCTGACAACGGCGCACCGTTGAGTGATCTGCAGTGTGTTATCGACACGACTTCTGGCGCCGCACTTCGCACCCTGGCTCAACTGACCAAGGCTAATGAAGCGGGTACTACCGCGTTACGCGCCCAGGGCACCTTGCTGGAGCTGCATGGTTTCAACATCCGCGAGTCAGCTGGCGTGGCAACCCACACCGCTGGTTCTGGCGCGAGTTATGTGACCAATGGCACCCTGGCGATCGGCGCTACCGTCATCCCGGCGCAGACCGGTACAGGCACCATTCTGGTTGGTGATGTCGTCACCATTGGAGCATTCAAATACGTGGTTACCTCAACGCTCTCTGGTGGTTCATTCACCATTGGCGCACCTGGCCTGCGTGCTGCTGTTGCCACCGGCGCGACGATTACCGTTGCCAGCAACTTCACCGCGAACTTTGCATTCAGCCGCTCTGCCATCGTGTTGGCTACTCGTGCGCCTGCGTTGCCTGAAGAAGGTGATATGGCCGATGACCGCATCATGATCACCGACCCGCGCACCGGCATGGCGTTCGAAGTTTCGATGTACAAACAGTACCGTCGCGTTCGCTACGAAATTGCGGCCGCATGGGGCTGCCAGAACATCAAGCCAGCTCACACCGCGATCATGCTGGGCTAACAACTCTGCCGCCGGGAAGCTGGCGGCTTAACTCTGGAGAAATATCATGGCTACCAAGTCTGAAGCTAATAACGACCAGACCAATGAACAAACCACCGATCTAGCCAATGTGGATAACGCTGACGCACTGAAAGCAAAAGAGAACGTCAAGCTTGTGACGATGGTGCGTGACCCGGATATCTACGAAGCTCCCCACGAAGCCAGTGTTCATCCTGATGAAGTTCAAAACTATCACTCAGGTGGCTGGGTAGAGAAGAAAGATGAGGCGAAGTAATGCTCACCGATCAGCAACTGGCCGACACGCGGCGATATATGGGTTATTCAATGCTTGGCGATTTAGTTGCTGATGACAACAGCGACTCAGCTTATGGCTGGGTTTCTGCTGGTGCATGGCAGACTTTGGCTCATCGCCTTAAAACTCTGCGCCCGGAAGAGGAAACAATCGTCGTTAAATACCTCGCGACACTGGCTACTCTCGAGGACGCAATCCCGGCTTCTGGCGACAACCTCGATACTGACCAAGCTGCGGTGTGGTATCACAACAAAAATGAAGTTCGTGACCGCACCAAGCTTTACACTCAGTGGCGTCGTCAGCTTTGTGGTTTCATCGGCATAGCTCCGGGACCATCACTGGGCAACGGTATCACTCAAGTTATCAGGGGGTGATATGGATGCTGCAAAGCTGAGAAGTAAAGTTTATATCGGCTACGGTAAAGCGGCGAAGCGTATCGGCTATGATGCCCAGCAGTTCAGGGCAACAAGTGCAGCGGATCCGCTTTCAACTGAATCACTTCAAACGCTGCCGGCATCCTTCACCACGAACTTCTCTTACAGCGCACCGAATAAATACGGGCAGGCTACGTGGCTTGGTGTGTTTGATGGGCGTGAGTTCGTACCCGGTGATTTTCTGGTTTCCCCTCAGGATGGCACTTTCTTTGTGGCCGCAATGCAAACCACTCTCCCGATCTATTGTGTTCAGACCAACAGAATCATTAAGGTTCTTCGGACGACGCAGGAGCCGGGGAATGGCGGGTTGCAGGGGTATGGAGGCACAACCGCGGCTAACGAGTTGGCGATTATGTCTGGCTGGCCTGCCAGCATCCTGCAGGGTACGAAAGGGGAGAAAAGCTCCCTGAATCTTCCAGCAGATGCAAAAACGCCATGGTATGCAATCCTGTTTCCCGCTTATACGGGTATCACTCTGCGTACCAGCGACATTATTACCGACGATATTGAGCGCCGCTATGTCATCTCAAGTGCTGAACTAACCGATATGGGCTGGCGCGTGACCGCGATGCAGGCAATGGTGTGATATGGCTGACCAATCAGAAGTAAGCAATGTGATCGCCGCGAAAGTGGCCGCCACGGTATATCCGAATGGTACCGCTTCACAAAGCATCGCAAATGCAGTCATCAAGATTTACCCGGGCTGGCCGGTTCCCAACATATTGCAGCAGGATATCAATGCCGGCGGGGCTCATATCTCGGTATGGGCATTACCAACTGAGCGGAAAATTGGCAGTGAATTGGGGCGCCCTTACCGGGTAATCAGTAAAGGCGAACCTCCGATGATCACAACGGTATCAGGTCAGCAGGTGGCTCTTTCCGGTGCCGTATCGCTGCCGACGAACGTTTACTTTCTGATTGATGGCGTTGGATATCACTATCCGGTTCAGGCGGGCGATTCACTTACCTCAGTAGCTACCGCCATGGCATCCCAGATACCTGGCGCGAGTAATGCAGGGCCGGTGATAAGCATTCCTGATGCCAGAACCATTATTGCGCGTACTGGCGGCGTGGGCACGGCTTCGAGAGAACTTCGCAGACAGGAGAAGGACTTCCAGATCACCGTTTGGGCGCCTTCACCACAAATGCGCTCCCTGATAGGCCCGGCGCTTGACTCTGCTTTGTCAGAAGAGAGCAATGTTTCATTGGGCGACTTTGCCCCGGCCTACATGCTTTATAAGCGCCAGTTTGATACTGATGCCAGCGAGAACTATCTCGTTTATCGCCGCGACCTGATTTACACCGTCAACTACGCCACAACTCAAACCATTGCAGCGCCGCAGGTCATCGCTCCTGTGATGAATATTACCGACACCTCTGGCAATCCCATTAGAACCATTCTGGAGTAAGAAATGGCAGATTCTGCAGAAGAAACCGCACCAGTCGCTAAGGCTGATACGAAAGGGCCAGGCTACATCCTGGTGGTTCGCCATGCCTTTGCTGACTATCAGGTTGGTGAAGAGATTAGCGACTCAGCAACGATCAAACAAATCCTCGAAGGTGAGCAGGCCGTGTACGTGATCAAGCGCGCCGCGTAATTCATCCCCTGTGACATCCCAACCCGCCCAATGTGGCGGGTTTTTTTATTTGGAGAAGAACATGCCGATTTACCAATCTGGCAGTTTAAACACTACGGCGCTCACGGCCCCTGATTTGTATGTTCAGGTTGTGGCACCGAAAACGCGATACATCAATGGCGTTGCGACTGACGGCCTTGGTATTGTCGGCATTGGCAGTTGGGGCCCGGTTAACAGCGCGTTTCTGGTTGGTTCTGATACTGACCAGTCGCTCTATCTCGGATCTCCGCAGAACCGTAAATACGACCTTTCTACGGCCGTCTCAATCTCTCTTCAGTTGGGCGCGACTAATCTTAACTGCGTTCGCGTGACCGACGGCACCGATATGGCAGCCAGCATCGCTCTGAAGGATACGGCGTCAACTCCAGTGACTGGTATCACACTGACCGCCATTTATACCGGTACACGTGGGAACAGCATTCAGGCAGCAGTAACGGCTGGTACAGCGGTAAGTTCTTACAAGCTTACGATCAACCTGCCGGGCCAGAGTGCTGAAGTGTTCGATAACATCATCGGTACCGGCGCGACTCTATGGGCAAACATGCTGAGTGCTGTGAACAACGGGCAAACCAGCGTCCGTGGAGCAAGTCAGTTAGCGATTGCCACGATCGGAACCAGTACCGCTGTACCGAATGTTGTCGCAAGCTATACCATGGCGGGCGGCACCGATGGCACTGCGACCATAACTGATACCACGCTTCTGGGTACGGATGGCACCAGCACTACCCGTAAGGGCATGTATGCGCTGCGCGGCACCAATTCTCAGGTAATCAACCTGGCAGATCTGACTGATTCAACGGCCTGGCCGACTATGGCAACTTTTGCTGCAGCGGAAGGTTCATTTGGTATCAGTCAGGGTGTGGCCGGTACGACCTATTCCGCACTTTCAACACTGCTCAACACTTCCGGTGTTGATGACTGGCATATGAAGGTGATCGTCGGTGACTGGCCATACTGGAAAGACACTGTGAACGGTGTGAATCGGATGATCTCTCCGGCAACCTTCGAAGCGGCTAATATCGCGTCCCGGTCACCGCATATTTCCACGTTGAATAAGCGGATCAGCACCATCATCGCAACGCAGCGCCAACTGGCAAACCAGCCTTACTCAATCCCTGAGATTGGGGCGATCAACTCTGCGCGTCTGGACGTCATCACAAACCCATGCCCTGGCGGAAACTACTTCGGCATGCGTTCCGGCCGGAATACCAGCTCAGTGCAGAGCCAGAACGATGACACTTACACCCGCATGACCAACTACCTGTCGCTGACCATCGCGGCAAGCTTTGGTGATGTTGTAGGCCAGAACCAGACAACCGAACTGCGCCGGGAAACGAAGAGCACCATCGAGTCATTCCTCACATCCCTCGAAGATGCAGAGATGATTGGTGACCCGAACGGCGGCCCGGCCTTCTCCGTGAAACTGGATGCTTCTAATAACCCAGACTCCCGCGTTGCACTGGGTTACATGGTGGCTGACGTGCAGGTCAAATACCTCAACGTGGTGCGCTACTTCCTGGTGAATCTGGAAGGTGGTGGCAGCGTTTCAATCGCGGTTTCCAATACCCCATCCAGCTAACAACCTTAGCCCTGCTAATCCGGGGCTTCTTCTTGGAGAATTACCATGCCGCAACTTGGCTACACTCTGGGCCGCGACGTCGCCGTTGATATCAACACGCCTACCGGCAAGCTTCGCATCCCGAAAATTATGGGGTTCGATTCAAAGCCTCAGGTTTCAACCAACAAAATCACGCCCCTTAATGGCATCAGTGATGAGCTGCAAATCCCTAATGGATGGAACGGCACAATCAACGCTGAGCGACAGGATGGCACCCTTGATGACTTCTGGGCGCAATGGGAAGAGAACTACTTCAACGGTATCGACCAGCAGAAGGGCACCATCACTGAGACGATCACCGAATCGAATGGCACCGTGAGCGTATACCGCTATGAAGGCGTGTCGTTCCACCTGACGGATGCCGGTAACAAGACTGGCGATAAGACCGTTGCTCAGGTGCTTTCATGGACCGCAAACCGCCGCAAAAAAGTTAACTAAGGAAAATAAATGGCTCAGGTAACAGTGCACGAAACCAAAGACGAAGAAGTGAAAGCGCCGGCATTAAAAGACAACCAGGTGAAGGATTCGAAAGGCAGGTTAATCACACTGCGCGAACTGGACCCGCTACAGGAGTCTCGCCTGACCGTTGCGGTTGGTGCGGAGATGGCAATGAACGTGATGTATATGAACCTGTATGCATTCCCTGTTGCCGCGGTGGCTGAAATTGATGGCGATGATTATGCGGTACCGCAGAACGCCAAGCAGGTTGAAACGATGCTGTCGATTTTGGGCAAGGAAGGCCTGAAGGCCGTCACCAAATATCTCCGGGTTAAGAGCGAAGAAGAAAGTGCAGCTGATGCTGTGGATGCCGCAGCAAAAAACTAGCCCAGAACCCCGGCTTCGTTAACCAGTGCTGGCTGATGAAGTCAGGGGTTCCTTTCAGCGTTATTTTCCCTGGCTTGAATGAACTGCTCCCTCATGAGCGCATTGCGATGGGCGTTGTAACCAGAGAGTTCGAGGGCGGAGTTTACAACTGGGCAACCCGGCAGTGGGAGGAGAGTACCTGATGGACCTTGATATGTTCGCAAGAGAGATTGCTCAATCCTCCGCTGCAATTGCGATTGGTCTTGAAAGTCAGTTTAAGCTAATCGTGAAAGACATTGAGGAAACGGCAAAAGAAGAGCTGGGTGTTTACCAGCCTGCCGTTGGCTCTTTCGATGCCTGGGCGCCTCTCGCTGATTCAACAATGGCAGGGCGTGTATCGGCTGGATACTCAGCCAATGAGCCTCTACTTCGTTCCGGAGAGCTTCGCGACTCAATTGAAAGCGAGGTAGTGGGGCTGGCGGCAATAGTAGGGACCAAAAGCGAAATCGGATTGTGGCAGGAAGTTGGCACAGACCGCATCCCGCCCAGACCATTCATCGGCCCCGCATACGTCAGGAAGATTGACCCTCTGATGGATGCGATTGGGCTGGCTATCACGACTAGCTTCAAGGCTTACTGAAGACTACATGGCGAAGAGGGCGCGGCGGTTGGTTAAAGTATAATTAAAAGAAGTCGATATTGATCAAAGAGCAAAGATAGACATTAATGATGAAAAATGTTAATAAAGCAAAAAAAACGAGAAAAATCAGTAATGTTTAAATCTAAAGCTCCATCGCACATATGTATTTATTCGGACGAGCACAGGTCAAAAACATTAAGCTTCTTGAATGAAATTCATCAGCAGGCTTTGTTTTATGAAAAAAAGATTTTAGTTGACCTCACTGAAGTGAAGTTCGCATCTGCCGCAGCTTCAACGTTGATGTTTGCCATTGTTAACAGGGCTCAGTTGGTTAGAGGTGATGCAAATTCAATCAGATTTATACTTCCCTCAAAAGGGACAAACCCAACTGGGCATCTTTGGATTGTAGGCACTGGTCTTTCAAAAGCTCTCCTATCTGGAAGCCTGGATAGGTTGGCAGGTTTATCTAAAAATGAACAATATTTCCAGTCGGCAGTCAAACCCCATGAGCATTATCAGAAAACTGTCACTATGCTAGATAATCAGGCTGATCTATCTTTAAATCAGTTTTTAACTCTTTCGAGTGCAATAAGTGAAGCTATGCTCAATGTTTCACATCATGCCTACAAAAACGACAGTAACCTTGGCTTCGTCCAAGCTATGGGGGGCGAGCGATGGTGGCAATGCGCATGGTTCAATCCAGTCCGCGATGAAGTTGTTTTCATAATTTGCGATCTGGGAATAGGCATCGGTGAATCATACAAGAGTGGCCATGATGTACCGATATACAGTAGTGAAAGTGATTGGGTGCTTAAAGCTTACAGCTACGGCGGTACACGGTTTGCGAATTCTTCAGAGCGCGGTAATGGATCAGAAGATATCAAGCGCCCCATTGGTGTTATCGATTTAGATAATGAAAGCTTGCTTGTCTTCTCAGGTAAGTCAAAGTACAAGTATACTTCTGAAGATGAAGAAGCAGTTTGCAGTACCATTCCTGAGCATATACCTGGAACGTTAGTTCAGTGGTCGCTTAAGAGAGGACGAGGTTAAAATGAGCAAAATATTAATTTCTAAACAGTTTTCAAAAACTCCTTTCGGACGCTACGTTAGCGACGGCCCCAATAGCGCTGAGAGGTTCCGGAGAGAGTGCTTAGTGCCAGCCTTCAAAGCATCTTCAGGGCCTATTGAAGTTGATTTTAACGGCATTTCTCTTGCTATTGGTTCTTCTTTTTTAGAAGAGGCATTTGGTGGATTAATCCGCAAAGAGGGCATCACTAAAGATAGAGTGAAGAAAAACCTCATTATTAAGAGTGATTTACCATTTTATCAGCAGCAGATAGCTCGTTTTATTGACAAAGCTGAGCCTGAGAAAGTTTGATTAGGGACCTATCACTCGAATGACATTTCTTACAATATTTATTGGCCCGGCACTGGTTCTTATTGGCTGGAGAGTGGTGTATTTTAACGCACGTCGCATTGCAACAAGAAGTGAGAGCAAGTCAATAGTTGATAGTTTGTCAAAAATAATCAACGAGATATCTGAATGTTCTGTGGACTTCTGGGGGCCTGACTCAACATCTGCGGGTTTCCAAAAATATCTTCTAAACGTGTTGTCAAAATCCAGCCAACTTCAACATTACGTAAATGTGTTGATGAACCGTGGCGTAAAATTAGACATTGGTACTTTGTCTGCGATTGGTGATAGTGCAACGCTGGATGCTGAGTACGTAGCAACTATGTCTGATGATGTTAGAACCTTGAGAGCTCACCAAGTGGTTGAAAGCTGTATGCAAGGTCTTCAACATGTTTTTACTCAGTTCGAGTTAGTCTATCCGCCAGAGAAAGATATTTTGTTGTATGAATATTTTCATTGGTCTCAAGGGCTTGAACCAAGTAATGAACCCAAGCCAGAGTCTATGATTACTTAACCCGCATTCGCGGGTTTTTTGCTTCCATTTGCATAAGACTCCCTTTAGGATTTCTCCCAACACTTACGTTTGGGGATAGGGATATGAAGTTAGCTTTAGTTGTGATGGGATTGCTGGTGTGCTCCGTGGCGCAAGCTGATTTAGATAGTGCTGCAAAAAATCTAAGCGACTGCGTAACTCAATATGCAGACAGCCAAGTCAAAACAACCAAATCAACTGGCATCATCTCTGATGAAGCTTTTGAAAGATGTAGCGCTGAACTCTCTGAATACCATGACTCAATTGGCCCTGACCAAGCGCAATGGTCTGGTTTAAATGCTCAACAACAAGAAGCCATTTCAAAAATCAGGGATCAGGCAACAACAAAAGTTCGCGAGAGTATATCCTCACAGATCAACACCTTCATCACAGATTCTCGCAAAAGCTCTTAAGCCGCTTAACTGCGGGTTTCTTGCTTCCTATTGCGCTATATCCTGGCGAGGATTTATACCACTGTTACTTATGGGGATATGGATATGAAGAAGGCATTTGTGCTGGGGCTTATGCTGGCATTCGTTAATGGATCTGCACTTGCTGAAGCACACTTCAAGGCCGGAGAAAACGTAAACCTTTCTGATGGTGGCTGGGTGTGCCGGACATTGGATAAGGCGGTTTCTTCCAGGATTATCGGTCCATTTGAAGAAGCCAAAAAAAGTGACGCCATACATCAATTGGACAACGGATCGTGCCTTGGTTACTCAATCAGGCCTCTAAAGGTCATTGGCTATAATGACTACCTTATCCCTGGGTATCCCGAAAAAGGGCGGCAATTTGTCGCAGTGAGAGAACCCCGCTCTGGTGATACTTGGTATGCATACGTTGGATACCTGAAACCTGCCAAGTAAACAAATTACTGAATAGAACCCGGCCAAAGCGCCGGGTTTTTTTATGCTTAAAAAAGAGGTTTCTATGGATGTTCAGGCTTACCGCGTAGCTGTTCGCATCGCCCTTGATGACCAGATCACCCGAAACATGCTGCAGGTTAGCCGTGATGCCATCCAGCTCAATAAGAAATTCGTTGAGATGGCAAAAAATATCAAGACTGTAACCAGTGCAGCCAAAGAAGCTACCTCGGCAATGCGCTCCATGAACAGCGCAATGAATAACCAGTTTTCAGGTGCGACGCGTGATGCAAATGAATATGCCAGCGCTATGCGGTCTGCAGCGGATCATGCCCAAAGAGCCAGTACTGCCACACGAAATCTTCCTGCGCTGACCGGTGGTTATGGCGGCGGGTCTGCATTCCCAGCAATGGCTGCGGGTGCATTTGCATTATCGGCTGGTAGTGCTGGCGGCGGCGGCGGGGCTCGCCGGGGTAATGGGCTGATGGCATTGCCAGGGCCACAAGGTCAGGGAGGCGGTTGGGGCGGATGGAATAATGGTGTTCCACCCGGTGGATGGGGTGGTGGCGGGTCTGGTGGTGGAGGCAATGGCTCATCTAATCGCGGATTCGGTCCGGGTTCTCATGCTGATGGCATGACAAATCTTGCCACCGGTTATCTAGGCTTCAAGGTGCTGGATGGGTTTGTTAATGAGGCTGCAAAATACGAAACCATGTCTGAGAAGTTCAATCAGTACGGCATGGGGGCTGCGGCGTTAAAGGATGCACAGAATTTTTCAGAAACCACAAAAGTACTCGGCACGTCTACCACTGACATGCTCAAGTATTTCACCGAGGCCCAGGGTGTATTCCGTGAATCAGGTGCTCACTCCATTGAAGAGCAATTGAAGGCTGCAAAATTGGCCGCACCCGTCCTGGCACGCATTAATTTTGCGTCACAGGGGCTTGATGAGCACACAAAAGAAATGACCACGGCCAAGCAGATGGACATGCTCCGTTTTGTTGAAACAGCAGGTGGTCTGAAGAGCCCGCAGCGATTTAACGAATTGATGGATGCAGGATTTAAGGCGATCCAGTCTTCTGGCGGTAACGTCGACTTCACTCAATACCGCCAATTTATGGCGAAGGCAGGGACTTCAGCATTCAACCTTAGCAATAAGGCGCTGTTCGCTGAGCTAGAGCCGATTATTGGGGAGTTAAAAGGTAGTGCTGCTGGTGATGCACTCATGACATCTTATAACCGGTTAAATGGCATTGTGAAGCTACCTAATCAGGTGACGCACGACCTGATGAAAATGGGCGTGTGGGACGCTAATAAAATCGAGCTGAACAAAATGGGAGGCATAAAGCGCTTCCTCGGCAATCCTCTCATTAACTCTCAACTGTTCAGCCAGTCACCGGTTGATTATTACGAGAAGATGATTCTTCCAATCTACCAAAAGAACAACTACACCGAAGATCAAATTCAGCGTGAGAACGCCCTGATATTTGGCCGTACCGGCGGCAAAATGTTTAACCTCATCGATAAACAGATGGGGACCATTCATCACTCCGTAGACTCATACGACAAGGCTCGAGGGCTGAACTCAGCTTACGGTGCGGTGGGCGGGACTTATAATGGCAAGATGATCGACTTCCAGAAAAAATGGGAGAACTTGCAGTTGGTCATGGGTAAAGACGGCGGCTTGCTGGACACGTTCACTAAAGGGCTTGAGGGGCTAACGTCAGTTATGCAGCGTATGACTGATATTGCCCATAAGAACCCAGAGTTGGCTAAGTTCGTCGCTCAGGCAGCACTTGCGGTGACTGGCTTGGCGATATTACGCGGTGGAATTTGGGCCATGAAGCATGCAGCCTCGGCTCTTTTCACGCCGATTAAGTTTCTTACTGGCGCGGAGGGGTTGCCTAAGCTCGGGTCTGCTTTAAGTGGCCTGCAAAATACGGTTATCACCGCTGCTGGTTATGCTATTGCAAGTTCAGGTGTCGAAATCTATCGACGCATTAAGGCAATGGCTGAAGGGAAGGGATACGATCAAATTACATCCCAATCCGCTGAGATGTCTGAGCGCGATAAACAGGCACATGAGAACGCCAAAGCTCTAGGTGTAACCTACAAACCATGGAGCCCCACTCAAGCTGATTTCGACGCAGAGAAGAGGCGGTATCCATCTGTACCTCCAAAATCGTCATCGGGCAGCAGTCAACCCGTGAATCTATTACTCACCCATGAGGGCCGGCAGGTGCTTGTGGCCACAGTTATTGGTGGGATGAGCAAGCAGGCAACTAAAGCCCCATCTTCGACCAGCGCATTTGATTCATCCATGCTCATGGCCTATCCGGGACAGGTAAGTAAGCTCTCTACCCCAAACTAACGGAGTCGTTATGGCGTTCTTAAGCGCACTGAACAATTTCGCGCAGGGCTATGACCCCACAGCGACCCGGGTAGTACTCGGGGATTTCGAGTTTCTGGATTTCGAAGTCCCTGAGCGCATCGCCATACCCGGCAGGCAGAAGACCGTTCTTCACCAGATGATTGGTGGTAAGCGAACTGTTGACGTTCTCGGCATCGAATATGACCCGCTATCATGGTCTGGCATCATCACCGGCTCTGAGTCCGGCGATCGTGTCAGCGCGCTCGAGCGGATGCGTGACGCCGGGGAGCAGTTAACCCTGACGCTGGACAATTACAGCTTCACGGTGGTGATAACCTCGTTCACTCCGGTATATGAGTTCATTTACCGGCGGCCATTTACGATTGAGGTGGCGATCGTCAGCAACAATGCTTCGCCACTGAAGGTGGATGCATTAACAGGGGCACTTCAGGGACTCATTAATAGCGATATAGGGAAATCCCTTGGCCTCGCTGACATCATCGACGTTGACAGCGTTACAAGCGCTGTCACGACCATACAAAGCGCTGTTAAAGAGGTGACTGACTTCGCTCATGCCACGATTGAGCAGGTTCAGTCTGTTGTCAGGCCGATCGTGGCCGCGCAGGTGATCATTCAGCAGCAAATCGGACAACTTGAATCCGCAGCTAATGACATCACTACCCTGGGCGGGCTGGTTCCAGGCAATCCGATTTCGAAGACCATCAGCAACCTGTTATCGCAGGCTGATCAGTCAACGAAAATACCGGCGCTCTACAATCTTCAAAGCGTGCTTGGCCGGCTAAATAAAAACGTGAACTCAGGGCAGACTGCTGATGGCGTCCGATCGGTAACGTTGTCTGGCGGCAATCTTTACCAGGTTGCTTCTGACCAGTACGGAGATGCCTCTCTCTGGAGCAGCATTGCTTCGGCCAACAACCTTACTGACCCGCAACTAACTGGCATTAACACGCTCACCATACCCTCTAATCCGACGAGTTAGCCATGGATGTGAACAACGCAATAACCGAATCCAGCGCCCGCCATATCAGCGGGCGTTGTCTTTTGAATGGGGTTGAAGTGCCGTTTGTATCCTTCAGTGTCGAGAGTAATGGCTTTCGAGGGGCTTCTACCTTCGATCTTGTACTGGCGACATCAGCGCTCCCTGCCACTATGGGATTACTGAATTACTGGGCGGTGCAAACCACGATTAAGGTCGAGTTGTACGCCTCAATAATTACCAAATCAGGAACGGACGAAAAGAAGCTGATTGTCGGGAATATCGATAACTGGCATTACGATCCGGCGCGCTTCGAAATCACTGCAGATGGCCGCGATTTTATTGC